CTGTGCGGGTCTATGGGTTGGCAAACAAAATCAAAAGATGTGGAACAAACAAAATGCCCGTTAGCATCGACCCTAAAGATCAAGCGGTATGGAACTACATCGTAGGCCGCAAGACTCCTGTAACGATTAAGCAGGCCATGAAAACTCTGCTAATTAGCGAAACGCATGCAAGACGGGCACTAGATTATTTTGTTTTGAAAGGCTTGGCAGAAATGACCAAGCAAGGTGGGGTAAGGCTTTATAGGGTGAAAGAATGAACACAGACCTTTTACAGAAACTTGCTAATCCGGTATACGAGATCGAAGAAGCCCAAGAACTGATGAAGCAGGCGGGGCTTGAGATCGTCAGACTGCACGAGCAGATAGCCCACTTACAACAATATGCACACAAACTAAAAGACGAGAACGAAAGACTGGCACTTGACCTTGGTTTTAAAGACGGAAGACTGATTCAATGACACAAATTACGTGGTCTTATTCTTCGCTCAAGACCTTTGAGCAGTGCCCCAAAAAGTACTACCACCTCCGAGTCTTAAAAGATGTAAAGGATGAAGGTAGCGAAGCAACTATTTACGGTCAAGAAGTACATAAGGCTGCTGAAGAATACATAAGAGATGATGTTCCCGTACCCAAGAAGTTTGAGTTTCTACAAGACGTACTGGATGCTTTCAAGATCATCGAAGGTCAGAAGCATTGCGAACTTAGACTGGGTGTTAAGCAAACGCCGGATGGGTATGCACCATGCGGATTCTTTGACCGCGATGTTTGGTGGCGTGGCATCGGAGATCTCATAATCGTACGAGATACTCAGGCTTTCTCCATCGACTACAAGACCAGCAAGAACTCTAAGTACGCCGACATGAAACAGTTGGATGTGCTGGCCGCCGCCCTATTTTTACATTTCCCTCAGTTAGAACTCATAAAGTCCGGGCTAGTCTTTGTAGTAAGTGGTGAATTTATTTATAAAGAACACTACGCCGAACTGCGGGATTCATATTTCTCCACGTTTGACGAGGGGCTAGATCGCCTTGCTGCTGCTCAAGAAACAGGAGTTTGGAATGCCAACTCCGGGCCCTTATGTAGATTCTGTCCGGTGACCAGTTGTGAACACAATAGGAAACGATAATGAGCGGGTATAAAAATTCGGATGAGGCACCAATTTACTTTTACGGACACTGTTCTTACCCTTCATGTAGGCATAATAGAATTGATTCTGATAAGCCTTTTGTTGTATGGGACGGTGTGTCGTTCTCACCCGAACAAATACAAGATAGATTAAGTCCAATGAGTAAACTTGCAGTCGTTGCCAACCCTTCTGAATATGTTGAAAAATTTGGGCATTACGGGTTAAATATGTTTTTGCATCCTGAATGTGCGGCTGAATGGGGGATGCACTTGATTCAAAATGCCATAGAAGCCGATCCAGAGGTAGGTCGAAAATTGAGGGAGCCACGAAATGCCCTACGTAAATAAACCCCGCCCGTACAAAAAAGAGTACGAGCAATATCAAGGCACAGAAGAACAGAAGAAAAATCGTGCGCAACGCAACAAAGCCCGTCGGCAGGCTATCCGAGAAGGCAAAGCCGCCAAGGGTGATGGCAAGGACATCCACCATGTCAAAGCCATGTCAAAAGGTGGTACAAATAAAGACGGGGTAAAGGCGGTATCTGCCTCTGCCAACCGATCCTTTGACCGAGATTCTAAAAATCGCCTTGTATCTGAGGTAAGTCCCCGGGAAAGAAAGCGTGCAAATACTAAATGACAAGGTCTTACTTGTACGTACACGTAGACCACACCTAATAACAGAGACCATCAAGAAAAGCGCAGTAGTAGATCAGAAGGAAGATTTGTATGAAGTGGCAGTCAATTGGGGCCTAAATGAGGCCCAAGCCCTAGCCAAACTACGCATCAAGAACGTCCCGTCCACGATCAAACGGGACTACAAATGGACAGGTAGGCTGACCCCTTTCGCCCATCAGAAGGAGACTGCGTCTTTCCTAACATTGCACAAGCGGGCCTTCTGCTTCAACGAGCAGGGTACGGGTAAGACTGCCTCCGTGATATGGGCAGCGGACTATCTCATGAAGTTAGGAGAGGTCAAACGGGTGCTGGTACTCTGCCCTCTGTCTATTATGAAGTCGGCATGGCAGGCCGATATGTTCAAGTTCGCCATGCATCGCTCATGCTCGGTGGCCTACGGCCCTGCCCGGACCCGCCAAAAGATCATTGATGCTGGATCAGAGTTTGTGGTCATTAACTTTGACGGGCTGGCTGTGGTCAAGGACGAGGTAATCGCAGGTGGCTTTGACCTAATTGTGGTCGATGAAGCCAACGCCTATAAGAATGCCCAGACTAATAGGTGGAAGGTATTGCGGGATGTAGCCGCTGGGGCTAAGTGGCTATGGATGATGACGGGAACCCCCGCCGCCCAGTCTCCGTTAGATGCCTTTGGCCTTGGAAAACTGATCAACCCGGATGGCACCCCCAAGTACTACGGTCAGTATCGGGATCAGGTGATGTACAAAGTGTCGCAGTTTCGGTGGGTACCTAAGCCCGGGGCGCAGGATGTGGTACACAAAATTCTCCAGCCCGCCATTCGGTTTGAAAAAGATCAGTGCCTAGACTTGCCCGAGGTTACCTATGTCGAACGAGAGGCACCTCTGACCCCCCAACAGGTCAAGTACTACAGGATTCTGAAAAAGCAAATGACGATGACCGCAGATGGCGAGTCAGTCAGCGCGGTAAATGCAGCAACTAATATCAACAAGTTGCTACAGATCTCAGGCGGTGCTGTTTACTCAGATACCCGTGAAGTGATTGAGTTTGATGTGTCTAACAGGCTACAAGTAATTCTTGAAGTCATCGAAGAAGCATCTCATAAAGTTCTAGTGTTTGTTCCCTTTACTCATACCATAGAACTGCTAGAAGCCTTCCTCAAGAAAAACAACATTACATGCGGAGTGATCAACGGGCAGGTATCGGTCAATAAGCGTACAGAACTGGTCAAACAGTTCCAAGAACAACCAGACCCCTACGTGCTGATCATCCAGCCACAAGCAGCATCCCACGGACTTACCCTAACTGCTGCCAACACAGTAGTATGGTACGCTCCAGTGACCAGCGTAGAGACCTATTTACAAGCAAACGCCCGCATTAACCGTCCCGGTCAAAAGAACGCCATGACGGTGGTGCATATAAAAGGCAGCGAGGTCGAGACAAAGTTGTACCACATGCTGCGTAACAACATAACAAACCACGAAAAAATAATTGACCTTTACAAACAAGAATTAAAAGAAAACGTTTGACAAAGTCAAATGTTATGGTATTATTGTAGTTCACCAAGTTGTAGGAGCAATCTATGTCAGAAGAAACAAGCAATGAGGTCAATCATGACCTCAACAAAGTAGTATCTGCGTATCTCAAGTTGCGGGATACGATTGAGCAGAAAGAAGAGCAACACAAAGCCGAAATGCAAGAACTCAAAGAAGAGTTTGACGCAATCGGAAGCATACTGCTTGATCACTGCAACGAACGAAACATAGATGGTTTTAGAAGCCCAGTAGGGACAGTCTCTCGCCGGATTTCAACACGGTACTGGACGAGCGATTGGGATTCAATGTATCAGTTCATTAAAGAACATGATGCACCTTTCCTATTGGAACAAAGAATCCACACAAGCAACATGCGTGAGTTTTTGGAAAACAACCCAGATGTGCTTCCGGTTGGGCTCCAAGCCGAACGCAAATTCACCGTGCAAGTCCGTAAACCCACCAAGAAATAAGGAGCAATATCATGGGTGATGTAACAATCTTCAAGCAACAAAATGGTGTAGTGGCTACAGGAAAGCGGGAACTTAGTGATCTGGCTAAGACCCTTGCAACTTCTACGACCAGCCGTCGTATCCAGACCAACACCAATGGCACGTTTAGGCGTGTCATCAACGGTGAGCAAATTGGTAATGCTATCCGTGGTGAAATTAACGTGATCATCCTGCACGCACTACCCAAGGTATCACGTACGTACTACTCCAAGCCTTATGACCCCGATGGCGAACCCACTCTGCCTGACTGCTGGTCAAACCTTGGCGATAAACCCGAAGCCAATGCTAGTAACAAACAGCACTCCAATTGCGCTGACTGCCCTCAAAACGTCAAGGGCTCAGGTGGTGGTGAGCGCCGTGCTTGCCGCTTCCAGCGCCGTATCTCTGTAATGGTTGAGGGTGACCCCTCTGGCGATGTGTATCAGTTCAACGTGCCTGCTGGATCGCTATTTGGCAAAGGCACAGGTAACGTGCATCCGTTCGAGTCATACGTTAAGTTCCTACTTGCTAACGGCGAGTCGCCTGATAACGTCGTGACTAACATCTCCTACGATCTGAACGCTAAGACTATGGAGTTACTGTTTACTCCCCTGCGCAACATCAATGATGAGGAGTACGAGTTAGTGCAGGCAGCGCAGTCCAAGCCTGAAACCAAAATGTACACCATGATCACGGTGGCTCAGGCTGATGGCGTTAAGAAGCGGCCCGCTGCTGTTGAGAATAAGCCGCAACCAGTAGTACGTTCTGAGGAACCTGAAGATGATGAGGTTGTCGAGGAACCTATAAAGCGCACGGCTAAAAAGCCGGAACCTCCTAAGCCCAAAGCCAATCTGGCTGATGTAGTAAGCAAGTGGGCTGATGAGTAATGAGTTACGGTTACAGCGCGAAACTGGTTGCGCTAAACCGACAGGCTAACAAGTCTAACCTTGGTGTGCGTCTAGGACGGGCGTGCATCAAGGAAGACATCCCAGTGAGCACTGTTGCCGCCGCATTGGGAGTTAGTCGGCAGACTTTGTACAACTGGTTTGTGGGTAAGAGTTCGCCTCAACCCATGATCGTTGACTTAGTTGCCCGTTACTTAGAACGCATAACCAAATAAGTTGTTGGCTTAGAGAGGAGCCTTCGGGGGAGTAGTCCCCCTTTTTTAACCATGACCAACATTGATCTACTAGAAACCGTGCAGCCATCCGAAGGGTGGTATGCCGTGCTGGGTATAAATCCCCTAGATAAAGACGATGTTGACCAGCAGTTGTTAGCCACACGCGAAGAAGTCGATGCCCAGATCCAAGAGTTTTTAAGGCAGAAACGCAACGTGTATTTTGGCGTTGCTAAGTACAAGACAGATCAAAATCGACTGAAGAGTAATGTTCTAGCCCTGAAGACTTTTTGGCTAGACATTGATTGCGGGGAAGACAAGGCAGAGATCAACCCTAAAACTGGTCGGCCTGAAGGCTACGTTGACCAAGCAACAGGACTGCAAGAACTGCAACGGTTCTGCAAACTGATCGGGCTACCCAAACCACTCATAGTAAATTCAGGACGAGGCATCCATGTGTACTGGCCTCTGACTGAACCAGTAGAGCGTCGGGAATGGGAGCATGTTGCCAAGCGGCTACGCGAACTATGCGTACTACACAATCTGCACGTTGACGGAAAAGTTTTTGAAGTATCTAGGATTCTTAGACCTCCCGGCACATTTAACTTTAAAGATGATCCACCTTCCCCAGTAGAAATACTGAGCGAAGCACCGCCCATATCTTACGAAGCATTCCGAGATATCTTGGGCGTTAAAGAACTTGGAGAAGAACCACCCAAGCGAGAGTTGACTGAACTCGCCAAGTCCATGATGAGCAACTCTGTGTCTTCGTTTAAGAAGATCATGATCAAGAGTGCCAACGGGACGGGGTGTCAGCAGTTGCTATCGGCGTATGAAGAGCGTGAAAGTCTATCCGAGCCACGCTGGTTTGACGCATTGTCGATTGCTAAGTTTTGCGAAGATAGGGACACGGCAATACACAAGATGTCCCAAGACCACCCAGACTACGACTACAACGATACAGAACATAAAGTACGGCACATTCTTGGCCCACATAGTTGCGCCGAGTTTGAGAAAAGCAATCCGGGTGGATGCGATGGATGCCCCCACAAAGGCAAAATTAAGTCACCAATATCATTGGGTAAAGAAATACTTGAGGCTACTGAAGAAGACAATGAGGTAGTTGTCGAGTCGGAGGAGGAAGAGGAAGAAGAGGTACACAAGATACCCAAATACCCAAGCCCGTTCTTCCGAGGCAAAAACGGTGGTATCTACAAGATGCCCGTTGATCAGGAATCAGATCCTATCTTTGTGTACGAGCACGATCTCTATGTAGTCAAACGTATGCGGGACCCTGTGCATGGTGATGTAGCCGTGTTGAAACTGCACCTGCCACGGGATGGAGTCAAAGAGTTTGTAATACCGAATCGCCACGTAACCGACAAAAACGAATTACGTAAAGAGTTATCTAGCCACGGAGTAGTCTGTGGTACAAAAGCATTTAACAACCTGATGGAGTTCATCTTTGGATTCATCAGAGAGTTGCAATATAAAAGGAAGGCAGAACTTATGAGATTACAGTTTGGTTGGGTCGATAACGATAGCAAGATGATTATCGGAGACCGGGAAATAACTAAAGATGGCACGTACCACAGTCCGCCATCATCAACTACACACAACATCGCAAGCCACATGCAGCCTACGGGCACGATGGAGAAGTGGCAAGAAGTCATGAACCTGTATGGCAGACCGGGGCTGGAACCACATGCGTTCGCAACGCTGTGTGCCTTTGGTTCTCCACTGCTTAAATTTTTAGGGCAGACCGGCGCCATCGTTAATGTGATTCACTCCAGTTCTGGTACGGGTAAGACCACCATTCTCAAGATGGCTAACAGTGTTATCGGGCATCCAACCCGCCTATCAGCCATGTGGGATGACACCATCAACGCTAAGTTTCTACGGCTGGGCGTGATGAACAACTTCTGCTTTACTGTGGACGAGATGACCAACACAACCCCGGCAGACTTCTCTACTTTGTCTTACGGGATGTCGCAGGGACGGGGTAAGGATCGGGTCAAGTCTTCGGCTAACGAACTGCGTCTGAACCTCACATCATGGCAGTGCATATCCCTTTGCTCTTCCAACGCATCTTTCTACGAAAAAATGTCGTCCCTGAAAACGAGCCCGGATGGCGAAATGATGCGGTTAATTTGAGTTCAAGATTGACTACTCTAATGTAATCGACACGGCCCTTGCCAAGCAGATGTTTGACCATCAGTTGATGGAGAACTATGGGCACGCTGGTGACATCTACGCCAAGTGGCTTGTGGATAACTTAGAAGAGGCAAAGAACACGGCACTCGGCATCCAAGCCAAGATCGACAAAGAACTAAAACTTACGCAGCGGGAGCGGTTCTGGTCGGCAGTTGTGGCGGCTAACATTACGGGGGGCTTGATTGCCAAGACCTGTGGCCTGATCGACTGGGACATGAAGGCTATCTATAAGTGGGCAACGCAGATGATTCTTGGCCTGCGGGAAGAGGTCAAGCCTCCGGTCAACGACGTTATCGCCATCATCGGTGACTACATCAACCGCCACATGCAGAATATTGTGGTCGTAAATGACGATGTAGATCGTCGGTCCAACATGCCAACGCTGCCTACACTGGAGCCCAAGGGGGAGTTGCTGATACGCTACGAGCCAGATACCAAGAAGATGTTTCTTGCGGCCAAGCCTTTTAGGAACGACTGCGTTAAGTTTCAGGTCAACTACAAGGACACCCTGCAGCAGTTACAGAAGAAGGGTATCTTTACTGGTACTACAAATAAAAGGCTATCTAAAGGTATGAAGGTCGTGGCCCCCGGGGTTCACTGCCTGATCTTTGATTGCGCAAACAATGACTTTTTGAACATTGATGGCTTGGTGAACTCCGATGGTGGTGGAGAAGGTTAGTTATCAGATTGACTGGCGCAAGTTCAAAAAGGGCACATCCTTTTTTATACCGTGTCTGGATTGCAGGAAGGCCAAGAAAGAAATACTCTGTACCACAGATCGCTTAAAGATTAACGTCTTACAGAAAGTAGTTATCGAAGACGGGATAAGAGGTTTACGGGTGTGGAGGGTTTGATATACTGATTTCGACAGTCGATATCTCCTCCGGCTGTTTGCATGGGCTCTTCGAGTCTTTGCTCCTTCTTGGTGATGTCTTTACCCCCGGCTAATCCCGGGGGTTTTTTTCACCTAGTCTTTTGGTGGTACAGGAGCCGCTGCCCGAGAAGCAGGCATAACATAAGGTAATAGTTTCTCGGACATTCTCTGTCCGCGATAGGTCATGCCACGGGCTTCTGCATAAGCC